ATTTCCAAATTGGCCATATTATAAAAACTGTGTTAAACTATTATTATTATAGCCTGACACAGTTTATTTTACACTCTCCCGAATACTCCCCGCTGATATTTACGATATTCAGTACGGCGTAGTCTTTTGCATTGATCTTGGCTCGTGCGCCGTGCATTAATATGATTGTATGCGTGAATTGAGGCCGTGAAGCCTCGATAGTGGCCTTTGTATCACCGACCAGGCATACATATTCCTTGCCCTTTAGCGTGATGTCGCCAGCGTCGACATATATTTCCAATCCTTGAAGATTGCTTTGGTTCTCCCTGAACACTTCGACTGCGGGGAAGTTGTGACCCTGGCAGAACTCGATCCCTTGTGGGGTAAACATCAGTTTGATTAGGTCGGGGAAGTCTTGGATGCGGTTTATCTTTTTACAAGCGCCCGTTTGTAGTGCCATCGCCCGTATGGCATCTACACTCTTATTGTGTTGAGTTGTCATAATGCTAAATATTTATATATTAATTTATTAGACTATATTTAATTTATAGATTTTCGGTATTTCTTTTTATGCTATTTATCCCATTCTCAATGCGCCCCAGTGTCTTATCCATGTTTTTGGTGCTTACGTTTATTTCCCTAACCTCTAAAAGGGTTTCCACGTCAATACGCAAACTTTCGTAATAAGCGGCTGACAATTCGTCGATTCTCGAATCCATATTCAGACAATTGTGTATTGATTCTATAATTCCTTCGACCGAATCGCGCATTTGAAGTTGTGACATGACAGCGTTTCGGATGTCGGTTACTTTGCCTTGAATGTCGGTGAAACGACCGTTTAATTCATCACCCGTATCTTGCGACATCGTTTGAAAGCCTCTTTCCGTGGCTTCCTGACGTGCTGCGCCAGCATTCCCAAGTAATTCTTTTGTTTCAGCGGGAAGGCTGTCCCAAATAGCTTGAAATTCCTCACCAACTTTGTTGAGATCGTCGGCAAAGTTTCCCATCGAATCAATCACACCATCAATCCCGACAAAAACTCCATCCTTGAACCATTTGGATTTATACTGGTCAAAAATATCTCCGATACGTTCTTCAACAAATTTGCTGACTAACATTTGTTTCATGATGTCAGCAACAATTTCGTCTACCTTTTCACCCCAGGCCTTAGCGGCGTTCTCACCTTCTAAAAACGCTTCTATGAAGGCATCGCCAAGCTCTTTTGCAATATCTTCTGCCGTGCCGCCGATAATAGTTTCTACAACCTCATTTATTATTTCAGCAGCTTCTTCTCCAAGTTCTTGAATTTGACGTTCCCATTCTTTTATCTTTGATTTGTCCGTTTTTTTCTTGTCGTTCTCTGCATTAATCTGCTTTTGAAGCAACAACTGCTGTTCTGCAAGATTGTTAAGTTTATCTCGGGTATCACTAAACTTATTTTCCCCCAGAAGATTGCTGTCTGTATATTTAAGGTTTGAATAGGCATCTGCTATACTTTTGATTGCCTTTTCTTCTATTTTAGCCGCGTTGATTCGCTTAACGATGGCTTCCCCGAAGGGGCTTAGTTTTCCGTATGCGCTCACTATCGCTTTCGTCGCATCATTGTAAGCGTCTTTTACCTTCTGAATAGCATTAAAAGAATTTTCCTGGAGCCGAATTGCATTGGCATTATCCAATTCCCATTGCAGTTGCTCAATTCTACCTTGCAGTCGGTCTATTTCCGCTTGTTTTTCATCATCATTATTAAATAGGCTGGCTATTTTAGTTGCTATTGTCAATACCGCTTGAATGATAGCAAGAATAACGGATGCTCTCTCAACAGCTTTGATCGCACTGGCAGCGGTTGTTGATGTCGTTGTAATAGCTGCCGCCGACGATTCAGTAAGAGTGACAATGCTGCTAATCATACTGGCTGCATTAGTTGCAATTTCGCCCGCCGCACTAATGACTTCGCCGGTAGTGCCCCCAACGGCATCACCAATACCCTCGAATCCATCTGCAATATCACCGAGTGTCCTCTCTAATCGCTGCCATTTCTTGATCGCATTATCTTTGGGGGCTAATTTTGTACTCGAAGCAGCTTTATCTACTGCATTAATTTTTGCTTGCGTCTGATTGATCTCACCGCGCAATTTCTGTCCTTGGGCACTATCTGATGAATCGAGGGCATTATATTCGGATTCCAGTGCTTGTAGCGATGCCTCCAGCTCTGCTTTCAGGGCGGATAATTCATCCATGGTCTTGCCTGTCAATTCTCGTACCCATTGCCCGGCTTGTACTTCAATTTCTGCTACTGCTGCATCTCGCTCGGCTTCAAGTGCCTTCCGTTCTCCAATGCTACCAGCCTTTTCGATTTTACGGTCGTAAATGTCTTTTGTAGCTTGCAGTTTTTCCCGGAAGGTTCCATATTTTTGCAGATATTCATCCCAAGATTGAATTTCTTCGTCGAATTGCGCTGAAAGTTCGGCATGACCAATTTGCCCCACCAATAAAGCGGTTCCACGTTCTTTATTCCGCTGTTCTTCATTTGCCTCTTTCAAGGCTTCCGTGTATATTCTAACACCTTCAGCCGCTTTGATATTGTCAGCATAATATACCTTTTGAAGGTCATGATATTTTTCGCCGGCAGACCCATCGGCAGCCACGTTGACTGCGATAACTAAACCTTTGGTGTCTGCGGCAAGAATATTCTGAGCTCCTTCAAGTTTTGAGTGTATGTAATCATCCAATTCCTGTGGAGACAAAATGTCCCCATTAGGCAGGATTGGGGTGACTAAAATCTCAGTCACCTTTCCCTTGGCATCCAAAATACCATATTGGCTGCTGAAAACGGTGGCAATACCCTCTCCGGCATCTTCCCAGCCTTTTTTTACCAATTCCGCCGCTTTAACAAGTGGGCGCGCCAAATGATTTACATTCCCTTTGTACTGCGCAATCATCTGCTGTCCGGCGAGGAATCGTTCAGACGAAGTATCATTTTTATATTGGGCATCAATTTCCTTTTCTTGTAACTCAAGCAGCTTTTTTTCGGCTTCTTGTATGGCTCGGGCACGTTTCTGATAGTCGAGGTCTATTTGCGCAAGTTTCTTGGCCGTGCCGTCCTTCATGGAATCTACCTCCGCCTGCAATGCATCGTCCCGGAGCTTTTGCAATTGCTTGGTGAGCTCCTTTAGATTGCGCTCTTGATCGGATGCGGCTTTTTTTGCTGCGCTTTCGGCCTCTTGGCGGGCTTTTTCCGCCTTTGCATTAAGTTCATCCGGCGTTAAGGCGGTGTACAGCTTTTCTGCTGCGGGGGTCAATTTTTCGATGCCGACATTTATTGCCGTGATAAATGCATCTACATCACCTTCATAATCTTCATTAATGCGCTTCCATATAGTATTCCCTTCCTCACCAAGCTTCGATAGTGCGCTAATAAATTCTTTCCGGAATTGGGTTATGTTTGTTTTAGCCTCTGCAAAAGTTTTAGCACCCCAAATAGCGCTTTGGCCACCCTGACCCAAATCCATGTATGTCTGTATTGCCTTATCATATTCTTTTCTGTACTCTTTCAGTGCATTAGAATAATTGGTATAGGCATTCCCTGTTTTTTTGATGCGTGCTATACTCTTTTTGTCCTCTGTAATAAGTTCTTGGGCAGCCTTCGCCTCTGCGACCTCGATAATTGCGTCGCGCAGGTTTTCATAAGCACCGACAGCATTCCCGACCATAACCTGTTCCGCAGCCATATTGCCGAAGTAAGCGGGGTATATGTCTTGCAGTTTTTTGACCGCTTCGGCTCTTTCTTCATAGGGCTTGGAAAGGTCTGTCGCAGCCCTATACAGCAGATTCAATTTGGTTAATTCGGATTGAGCCGACACCGAACCTTGAGCCATAGCGGAATTAAAGCGTTCGAGTGCAGCGGCAGAGGCGTCTATCGTCGTTTTACCTTTGAACAGCGACGCTACCCAGTTGGTTATCTCCTTGCCGTAAAGGGTAAGCACGGTTACGCCGGCCACAAGCAGGGTTTGCCAGGAGAAGATCGACGATGCTATCTGTTTCCATACGGGCGTGAAGGTTTGCCCGGCTTTCTTCAATTCATCAACCGATTTCTTCGCCCGTGCTATTTCATCGGCCAGCATCGGCAGGTTGTTGGATATGGCGGAAAAGAATATTTGCGGGCCATATGCCAGTGACGGCAACTCGCGGGCAACTTGCTGAATTTGGAATCCCAGCATATTGAATCCCGAGGCATAATTGCCGACATTGCGAGTATGGACGCCCATCGACGCATCCAGTTCTTTGATCTTCGTGTCGAGCGATTCGATGTTTTTAAGCATCGTTTGCCCTTGCGCCCCCTCACGATCCGCGGCGCTCATATTTTTATACACCGCACGCATACGGGTAAGCGCCTGGGACATTTCGTTGATTGAGCCGATGGCGGTCTGCTCCAATTTGATTTGGTTGGCAAGCTCCCGCCTCAATTGGGATATTTCCTGCTTGTATTCCTCGATAGATACGGCAGCGTCCAATACTTGCGCCCTTTTCTTTGCAGACAATTGCCCGTTCTGCTGCTCTTCCTTATTGAGCGCGGTGACATCCGCTTTTAATCGTGCGATCTCATTTGAATATAGCCTAATTTGGGCTATTGCCTTTGTTTTTTCGTCGTTAGCGGCTTTTAGCTCACCAAGCAGGTCATGGTATGCCGCAGTTTCGGCCTGGGTAGCCGCTGTTCCTGCCGTAGAACCGCCGCCAGCAGTTCCGGTCGTGGCCGAGGCAGTAGCCTTGGACGCCGCATCCATTGCCTGCTGCTCCATCTGGGCGATCTTGCGCATTGCCTGTTCGACGCGAGCCTCCATATCGGCAATATGGCGATTTATGACTTTAAACCCGTCTGAGTTAGACGGAAATTTCTCCAACAACTGATATAACAGTTTCAGCGATTTGATAAAATTATTTAACTTTGCGGTGTCCGCATTTATTTTGAATGATAATGCACTCATTACTACTTATTAAAAAATTCATTAATTTGCTATTCTAAGGGAACTCCGTAGTTGCAAGTTTGGATTACCCGCGTTACGGTAAAAACCATAACGCGGGTTGTTTATTTTAGGGTTCTTTGGCTATCGTTTCGGCTAAACCGAGCATAATAGCGGTTATTTGCGATATGTCCTCAATAGGAAGCATCGCCAGGGTTTTATTGTATGCATCGAACAGCTCGGGCAATGATGCCCGCCGCATTATCCGACGACGCAAAAACCATATTCTGATCCCGGCGAATACATTGCGGCTGCCAACGATAGCCAGAGCGACACTATGCGCCATCGCTGCTATGCATGCTTCGCTCTTATCCGGTTCTTTATTAATATGCCGGGCTGTCATGATCTCCGCTGTGGTCTGAGGGGTCATCCTGTATATCGTGTAGCCTCTCCGGGCAATACGGATGCTGATAAAATCCCTTTTCCTACCATCAGCGGGTAACATATCTGCAAGCTCCGCTAAGGTCTGTATCATAATCTCTTTTTTTACTTTTTCCATGATGTAATACCTTAGTTGTTTTTTTATCTTCTGTTTGTATTTTTAACGTCGTGTAAATTTCTCCACATATCTAAATCCTGGCAGATTGATGGAAAACTCATTGTTATTGCCGATAGAAATAATGCCATTTGTCGTCAGGTAGCCCGACCTCGATACCGCCCGCATGACATTTCCATGCTCACGAAGGTATGCATCCAGTTCTTCGAGCTTGTTCACAATGTCCTGGGCTTGGGCGTATACTTGCTCCTTCGCTTCGGTATCAAGGTAAATAACATGCTGTTCTTTCAGGTAATTATCTACCTTGTCCTCAAATAGGAATATATGCCCTTGAGATATTGAGAATAAATCATTTCGTATATCGCAGTTTCCCTTTGCCTGGGTGTAGCGCCTTTGCCATTGTTCCGCCAGTGCGTATAAGGGCTTTACACTATCCATATATTGTTTTTTTGACAGTGCAAATTGCATCTTGCCCGCCTCCTTCGTTACCTGTTCTTCAATTAATGCCGTAAGATCATTTACATTGGAAAGTCGTGTTAAAATATCGTCGCCGAAAACAATGCCGGCGGCTGTAATTTCATCGATAATTTTCTGAGCGTCGGCAATGAAACTATAATAAGCGCGTCGCTGAGCGGCTATTGCTGATGAATCCTCATAGATAACCTTATTGTTATGTCCCATTTTGAATATTTTTTTAGAATTGCATAGAATCCACTATCTTTCTAACCGGTTGCTTTTCCTTTGCCCGCCGTTCATGGCATTCCCGAAGCACCCGGTCAATTTCTTCTACGGCCTGTTTGCCGTACTTTTTTTCGAGTGCTAATACAGTCTCGCTATTGATTTCATCTGCTGTTTTAATTGTTTTCTCCATGCTTATTTTTTGATTTATTTGTTTATTTCTTATCCGGCCATACCCTCGGTGGTGGTCGCGTTGCGCCCGTAGAAACTGGAGTTTTCGTTTGGCTCGGTTGATCCGGTGGTTTTTCTGACCATCCAGTATTATCATAAGCTCGTCACGGCTTAATTCGACAGTCCACACCGAATAGTCGGCAATTACTGCCCGCCCTTCCGTCCTTCTCCCCATTATCCGCTTGCTAATTATGTTTATAATCCTTACCTTTGCGAATAATGTAATGCTTCGTTCGACAATGCCTTATAAGAGAGAGGGACTATCCCCCCTCTCTTATTCTTTGAGGCAATCCAACGCGTCGGGATGGAGTTCTATGGTGCCTTCGTATGATACCCTAATGACACTACGGTAGTCCGTGTCTTCCGGCAGGATCGCAGTCTTGAAACTCGGATGATCCGCGATCAAAGTATTCAATGCTTCAACCGCACGGCGCACCTGTTCGCATTGCTGAAGTACACGTCCGCGCATTACTGCCACTTCGAGCGTACGCCGTTGGTGCTGGTCGGCCAGCCAGTCGGTAGACAATTTGACCTTATCCCCGCTTACGATAAATGCCTTAGGGTCGAGGGCATCAGCCTCACCGACACGCAGCGCATTTTTGATCGCCTGTTGTGAATTGTCGATGACGCTATTCATGTACTCATTTGCCCGCGCTGTGAGCTCCTCCCGTGTCGTTACGATCTTGATCTGCTTCGCGTCTTCGGCGGCAAGCCGTTTCGCCTGTGTTCGGATCGCCTTGCTGTCAGACAGCACAATGTCCGCAATGCTTTCGGTGGATACGTCCAGGCGCGCCACTTTCAGTTGCTGGATTGCGGCCTCAAGTTGGGGAATAGCGGCTGCGTGGGCTTTAATATACTCTTCGTGCTTGTTTGTCTTTGCTTTCATATTCGATAATAGTTTAGTTTGCATTGGTTCAAAACCGGATATTCGGATTTATGGCCGAATCTTTGGGGACATAACCGGGATGCTCAGCGTCGGGAAGTGCCTGCGCCCACTCTTTCGCTAATGCCTTGTCCTCTTCTTCATACTCGGGGATGTACACACCCCGCTGCTTGTCTTGCTCTTGCATGGTTTAAGTTGTTTTTTTAATGTTTCACAATTACATTTGCCTGTGGCTTTCATAGGATGGTTACGATTTTGGGTTGGGCATAGGCGGCGTGGATCCGCCTATGTTTTTTTTGCCTTTCCTGCCAGCCTCAATAGTCTACGCGCCAATCTTATGGCTTGGGCAGGGCTAAAACACAGCATTGCGCAATTGCCCTGTATGAAATCCGTGTCGTAATCGCTTGCGTCCGGGACGTACAGGATAATTTCGTCATCACCCCTGTGTGTGCCGTTGCTGTCTACAATCGTGGTCGTTACGCGGTCGAGCGTCAGTCCGATACCGTGTTGGTTGTCGATCTTGATCTGCTTCATGTTGTTTTATTAGTTAAAAAATAGTTGTTTCTTGGGTTACTTGCACCTGTCGGCCAGTCATGCACGGAACCTCCCCGCCTCGAAACCGTTGGCCATATAGAATGCGATTTTGTCGGCTGTGTACTTCTCACCGCCCCGGATGCAAAGGGCCGTGCCGAATCCGAATTCCGCTGTTTGCGGATAGCATTCATGCTTTCCTCCGTCTTTGCATACTCGCTTCGGCGCTTTGAACACTTCGTAATAGGTCAATCCATCGGAGGTGGTGCGCTTGTAACAGTACATTCCGTTGACCTTATTATGGGCGATTTTCTCAAACTTATCGCCCAACGTGGCAAATTCATCCGTCAGAGGATTGTATAATATTCGTTTTTTCATGGTGTATTCTTTCAGATTTCTATTTTCCTTCATGTCGTGGGCACTTGTCCCACGTGGGTATTTTCATGCGCTTAAATTGCGTATTGCGTCAAAACGGCTCGGCCTCCTCAGCTACATCCGTCGCGGGGCTGTCGTAGTCGGCTATCCGGGTCAGGCTCTCGTTATGTCGAAAACAAATGCACCCTGTCGCGCCCTCTCGGTTCTTGGTGATATGCATCAGCCCCACCCCCTCGGCCGGAATGATCCCGTATCGGCCCGCGTCTATCTCGGTTCGCCCGTACATCACCGGACGATCGAGGAACAGCACCATGTCGGCATCCTGCTCAATGGCTCCCGACTCCCTAAGGTCAGATAATAGCGGCGTTTTATCGGCTCTTTTTTCGATGTCGCGCGACAACTGCGATATCAGAATGACGGGCACGTCGAATTCCTTGGCCAGCAGTTTGGCCGAACGGCTGATGGCGGCAATCTCACGCTCGCGGGTCGTATTCGGGTTGCGGGTCGAGGTGTCGAGAAGTTGCAGGTAGTCGATAATGACCATACCGCACTTGCCCCGGCGGTGCATCGCCTTGCATTGCGAGCGTATAGCGCCCATCGTGATATTAGCCCGGTCGTTGAGGAAAACAGGCATAGACGAAAGGGTGGCGCCGGCCTTCTCTATCTTCGTCCACCCCGAACCGTCGACATTACCGGTGCGAAACGCTCCCGAATCTACACCCGAGCTGCCGACCAGCATACGCCCGGCCAGCTGACCGGCTGACATTTCCAGCGAGAATATGCACACCGAGACGCCAGACGCGGCCGCAGCACGGGCAAAATGCAACATCGTGGCGCTTTTACCCGTTCCCGGCCTGCCTGCCAATACCACGAGCTGCCCGCCTCTCCAGCCGCCGGTCAATGCGTCAAGCCGTTGCAACCCGGTAGGAATGCCGATACACTCGCCCGCTTGCCTGGCCTGCTGTCGTCGCTCCAGATCGTCGAGGGTAGCTCGCACGACATCCGACAACGGCGCAATGTCATCCGGCCGCGAGACCCGGTCTGCAATTGCGGTTATCGCTGATGTAGCCCAATCCACAACGCCGTCGGGATCCGACACAGCGCGTGCCGCGAGTTCGTAGCCGAAAAGGCATAAACGCCGCCGGGTTTCGGTGTCTGCGAGCTGCCGGGCATGATCCAGCATGTTAGCGCCTGAGCCTACTACGCTGGTCAGTTCCGAGAGGTAGCGCAACATATCCCGGCCTTTGAGTTCCGGCCGTTGTGAAAGCGTATAGAGGTCGATTTTATCGCCTCGCTCCAACATCGAGAGCATCTCGCCGTAGATCTTGCCATTATTTGGGTCAGAAAAGGCCGAAATTCCGATGATCTCCATCAAGTCGGGCAGTTGACCAGGCTCAAGAATCAAGGCACCTAAAACAGCTCTTTCGAGCTCGGGCGATTCCGGTAATCCCTCGACGGGCGCCGGGCGGTTATAAGAAGTTTGTTTTTCGCGTTTCATTGTTCGGGTGTTTTTGGGTTGTGGTGTTAAACTCGGATTTGCGGCGCATCCAATTTCGCGCGGCGGCTTTCCAGTCTTTTATCGGATTTTTACCGGTTCGCCAGCCGTTGGCCGTGTAATAGTCGTAAAAGCATTCCGCATCCGTATCGCCTCCTTTGATCGTAGAAAAATAATCTTTGACTATTTCGAGCGAGGGGACGACCAAAACCACCCGGATCCCCACCCGGGCCCCCGCCCCCGCTCCGGGGCATACGGTAAAAGCCCGCATCGGCCGCTACGGTCCGATGGTCGAAATC